AGTTGCATATTTTCATTTGATACGTTTGGAAACTTTGTGCCAAAGATTGCTTGACCCGGTGCTCCACCTTGTCTTCTAAACACTTTGCCCGGATACACAGATAAGTCTTGACCCGGCACCAAGTTTGTTTCGTCAACTTCCATGATTAAGTTTCCTGATAATACAGCATTGTCTACTGCCATTCTCATAAAACCATTCATCAATGTTTGTGTATCATCCATATTTTCTGCTATACCCACACCAAAAAACGAATATGGATTTAGTTCGTATGGTGCAGCCATATATGGTATCTTTGCAGGTTTGAATGGATTGAGAACCATTCTTAATAGTTTACCATTGCAAACCCATATATTAGCCTGTAGTTCATCTTGTTCTTTTAAGTCTTCAGGTATCTCTACACCATTTTCTTCTAGTATAGAAACATCACACATACCCCAATACTCTAATACCTCAAAGCGATAGATGCCATGTTCAGGTGCATAGTCAGACAAGTCATCTTCCCAATACTTCTTAACATAAGACTCACCTGCGTCTATGACTTCATCTATGACAGCATCTCTAAAATATGGTCTCTTTTTTAGAGAACGTAATTGTGTTCTTGACATCTTGTGTCTTTCAATTACGTACTGTGCTTCATCCATGTTGGTCGCATCAGGGTCAGGATAAAAGTTCCAAACAGATACGTGAGATGTAGATGGAACTGTTTTAAATATAGGACTGTAATTACCTTCTTCATCCCAATTAGGATACTCTTTATCTGTAGCAAAAGGTCCTTTCATGACACCTGTGCCAAACAAAGACATCTCAAAAGCAGTGCTTCTTAGTTGTTTACTAGCACCTGACTCTTGTAGTTGGTCTATTATCTTTCTTTCCATATTCTTTGCAGCCACCATAGCTGGACTGAAAGTTATCGCTGTCGGAGTTTTGCCAACTTCTTCTTTAAGGTTTTCAACATCACCCAACTTTTCTTCCAAAGGACCAAGCCTATCGAGTAGACTTTTTTCGGTAGCACCTTTAGGAAGTTCCATACCATCACCAGAAAATCCATAAGGACTGACTTCTTCAGTTTCGCCACGCAACTGTTCAGGCTCTTTGGGGTCAAAGCTGACATCTTTTGCGACACCTTCAGGTAGCACTGTTGGCTCAATGCTAATAGGAAATTTGTTACCTGCAAATAATACGTCAACAATTTGTCCGTAAGCTGCGAGAGTTTTGGTCTTGGTAACTTTGATAAATACTCTTGACCTTTCTGCTTCAGTAAATTGAACATCACTTCCGTATATCCCCCTATAGTTTGTATAAGAACGCAACCATCGTTCCTCATCATTTCTTCTGTAGTCTTCTGCTCTGTCGTATCTTTCCTGTATAAAAGGAATTATACCACTTACTCCTGCATCAGCTATTTCAGAATCTTCGGTATCTTCTAATGCGATAGAATCACTATCTAATGTAATATCTTCTTCTGCCATATTAATATCCAAATGTTGCGTCTGCCATAGGCATACTGCTTTGTGGTCTGCCTACAGGGTCATAGTCAAATATACTAAATCTAGGTCTTGACATAATGCCATATCTTAATGCGTCATAAATATGGTCTTCTGCTCTTGTATCCACGTCTTCAGGATTCTTCTTATCTAGTGGTATCGCAGGTATTTGTGATATAGCGTTTGTACACGTATTAAAAAATACCATTCTAGGTTGTTCTGTAAATTCGTCTATCTGTAATCTTCTATGTATCTCGTTCTTGCCTGACACTCTACTGCCTTTACTTCTGTCTGATGGTCTGAATCTACATCCTCTTTGTATCATCTGTTCAGCAAGAGAAGGACCAGTATCACCACGTTTGTGCCAAAGAGAGCTATCCAAAACACCATACTTAATATTTCC